ACGTGGAAGCGTATCCATAACGTATAATATTAACCTAAAAGTCCTGATAGACAGGCAATGTAGCAACAAAAGGAAACAAAGCTATGACAAAACTAAATGTAACTACCCGTCCAATCATGAAGACAATTAATGCAGCCTTCTATGACAAGTATACAGGCCACTTCACTAAGGCCAAGAAGCACACCTACAACTACACCACAATGGATGATGCCCTCATTGAAGGTGATGCGACAACCACCATGCAAGATATGGCTGACCAACTGAATGAATCAATAGAACGTGTCAAGTATCGTCGGATGGTACTAATCAAAGCTAAGGTAATCCAACCTAAGGTTATCGGTAAACGTCTACGCAAAATCATGCAGCTTGAGCAAGCTAAGGCTGACATTGAGGCACAGATCAAGGCACTGTCATGATTACTATCACACGCAGAAGCCCCTTGTCTGGTGAAACAAACTCTATGTGGCTTGACCTATCAGAGGGTGCTTTACTTGCTTGGAAGGGTGGTATGCTGGCACAGGATGCCATGCCTAACCTAAGCGCAGATGAACGTGAGTTTGTAATGACAGGCATCACACCCTATGAGTGGGAGGAATATATCTAATGACTAGAAGGAAAATGTTATGAGTGTAACAGGTGAGATTGAATTGGCTAAGGGAAGCATCGACTTGTTCCAGAGTGCAGTTGATGATCTGATCAATAGATATGGCAGAGGTGTACGCCCTGCATGGGTCAATGATGACCTTGAGGCACTGTACCACAGCATACGCAGAGCAGAGACAAGGATGGCAGCACTTCAGGTGGTGCATAAAAGTAACACAGTAGATAAGTAATGTATTGAAGGGGTATGCAAATCAGAAATACTTGGTATAATAAGTATTAACGACACCCCTGATACAACCCTAACGCAAGGAGTACAAGATAGATGATAGAAGCAACGTACATAGACCACATGGGTAGTGACCTATCAGTTGTTAATGCAGCAAGGGTCAGCTTCGGTAAGCAACACAAGGAGATGACAGCAGGTGATCATAATTTGATTGAGTACCTTGCCAAGCACAAGCATACCTCACCCTTTGGTCATGCCTTCGCATCCTTCCATGTCAAGGCACCAGTGTTTGTGGCACGACAGCTGGTCAAGCATAAGTTCTTACGCTGGAATGAGGTCAGCCGTAGGTATGTCGATGATGAACCTGAGTTCTATGAGCCTGATGTATGGCGTGGACGTAGTGTAGACAAGAAGCAAGGTAGTGAAGGCCAGATGATCATCATGCTAGACCAAGAGCTACAGTGGCATAGGCAGATGACTACATACAAGAATCTTCTGGCAGATGGAGTGGCACCTGAGATGGCACGTATGGTACTGCCACAATCTATGATGACTGAGTGGTACTGGTCTGGTAGCCTTGATGCCTTTGCTGATATGTGTAACCTAAGATGTAAGCCTGACACACAGGCGGAGACACGTATCGTAGCCCAGCGTATTGACCACAAGATGTTAGAGTTATTCCCTGTATCATGGGATGCATTGACAAATGATTAGGCGCATGTCACAAGAGGAGAGGCAGAGGTCAGTGTTTAGGCAGGCAGTAAACAAGTGGAGTGAGCCTATGAGGTTTTATGATTTTAAGGAGACAGTAATGGCTGAACATAAAGAAGATGTAGTCAACGAGCCTGAGCACTACGCACGGTGGCCTATTGAACCTATCACCTACATCATGCGTAATAACTTTGAGTTCTGGCGTGGTAACCTGATCAAGTACAGTAGCAGGGCAGGCTACAAGCTGTACTCAGGCAAGTCTCAGGTTGAGAGTGAGATCATTGACTTAGAGAAGGTGATCAGGTATGCTGAGATGCGTATCAATCAACTCAATGGCAAGGAGAAACTGTAGTGTTCACTGTAGAGTTTGACTTTGATCGTATCAAGATCATGTCACTTGATGAAACAGGTGAGCATGATGAACTAGAGGTGTACCTATCCTCTGATCACACAGTCTTCCTTGTTCAAAGGACAGAGGGACACGTTGAACAGGACTGCATAGCAATATCATACCCGCAGCTACTTGACATTATATCTGCATTGCAGCAGACTGAGGGTACGTACAAGGTAGAAAGGACTGCAATAAATTGACAATAGACTTTTTGTATGGGGCTTTAGTTGTTTACCTACTAGGTATACTCTTTTTCTTTGAGGCTTTCACAGCTGATGAAGAAGAAAATACTAGGGGTTATCTATTTACTGCCTTGATCTGGCCTTACATAGCTGTTAAGCTAATCGTAATGCGGATACTATTTGGAAAGCAGGAGGAAGATTAATGAGATGTTACATATGTAATGCTCGCACTGATGGCACGGAGATTTACTGGGAAGAAATTACCCAAGACTGGTCACCATGTCCTGTGTGTGTAGCCAAGATAAAGGAGGCACAAGAGATTGAATTATTCGGTGGAATACGAGCACAAGAAACACCTACCCTGCCAAAGTTGCGGGAGTAGTGATGGTGTATACCCTCACAGCGATGGTTCATACTGCTACGTGTGCAAGACTAAGACATTCCCAGATGATGATGAAGAAGGAGAGGAGCAGACAATGCAACCACACTTGACAGCAGTTAAACCTTTGCCACCTATCTCTGGTACACCTGCGTCTATCCCTAGCCGTGGCTTGACCAAGGCAGTGGCTGAGAAGTACAAGGCACTGACAGCTAACGATCATGTCAGCCTGATCTATACCTTGGATGGTAAACCAACAGGCTTCAAGCAACGGGGTCTAACTGAGAAGACATTCAAGTTCAATGGTAATGCTCAGGCTGATCTGTTTGGTCAGTCAGTGTTCTCTAAAGGGGGCAAGTCAGTCACCATTACAGAGGGTGAGTTCGATGCAATGGCAGCATACCAAATGTTGTTCATGTCTGAGCCATGTGTATCAGTAATCAATGGTGCATCAGGTGCAGTCAAGGATTGTAAACGTAACTATGAATGGCTTGATAGCTTTGAACGTATCAACATATGCTTCGACAGTGACAAGGCAGGACAGGAGGCAGCACTAGCTGTTGCTGAGTTGTTTGATCCACGCAAGGTACGCCTAGTCAAGATGGTACTAAATGACCCTAATGACTTCATCAAGCAGGGCCGTGAACGTGAGTTCATTGACAGCCACCGTAAGGCTGGCCCCTTCACACCTGATGGCATCCTGTCTGGTGTTGACATGTACGATATCGTTAACACACCACCCAACTACAACTGTGTACCTTACCCGTTTAGTGGCCTCAATGACATGACCAAGGGCCTACGCACTGGCGAGTTGATTACATTCGTAGCTGGTACTGGTGTCGGTAAGACACAGGTGATGCGAGAGATACTGTACAGCCTGATCATGGAAGACAAAGGTAATGTTGGTACACTATTCCTTGAGGAAACAGTACGAGACACAGGCCTAGGCATGATGTCACTACATGCTGAGAAGATGCTACACCTACCCGATACACAATACACTAAGGATGAATTTGACAATGCCTATCAGGCCACTCTTGGAAGCAATCGTATCTATCTGTATGACTCTTTTGGCAGTAATTCTGTTGAACGTATTGTTAGCATGGTTCGTTATCTAGCACGGTCATGTGACTGCAAGTACATCATCCTTGATCACATCAGTATTGTTGTGAGTGATCATGCAAGGGATGAACGCAAGGCCTTGGATGAAATTGCAACCAAATTAAAAACCTTGACAGTTGAGCTAGACATCTGTCTACTGATGGTGTCACACCTTAACCGTGACAAGAACCGCAAGCCACCAGAGGAGGGAGGTACGATAAATCTACAGGACATCAGGGGTACAGCAGGTATCGGTCAGCTATCCAACATCATCATTGCCTTAGAGAGAAACACACAGGCAGAGGATGAATTGGAACGCAACACCACCAAGGTACGGGTCATCAAGAACCGATTCACTGGTGAGACAGGCGTTGCTGACAGCCTACTCTACAGTAAACACACAGGCAGACTTACAAGTTACGGAGGATAAAAAAAAATGACTGAATCAATAACAGATTATAACATAATGGGTTACACATATCACTCAGAAGGGGACTATCACTGGGAGTTAGCAGCTTACGGAGATTCTATAGAAGAGGCTACTGATATTTTAAAAGAGTTAGTTGAAGAGAACCGTTATGGGGGAATGTACACTGACTTCAGGATTGAACGTGTAGTCACAACAGTTGTAGGATAAGATATGGAGGTAGTGTTCGACATAGAGACAGATGGCTTGGACCCTACAGTCATTCATGTCATGGTAGCCAAGGAGATAGGTGTAGCTAAGAACTACGTCATCCGTGGCCCTAAATCTTTTGCTAAGTTTGCTGAGGGTGTCACCAAGTGGGTAGCACACAACGGTATCGGCTTTGATATCCCTGTTGTTGAGAAGTTATGGGGCTACAAGATACCTTTGTCCAAGCAGGTTGACACCCTCGTACTGTCTCGTATGTTTGACCCTAACCGTAAGGGTGGACACAGGCTGATTGACTGGGGCAAGCGCCTTGGTGAGTACAAGGGTGAGTTCGATGACTGGTCACAGTACTCAGATGAGATGAAGGATTACTGCAAGCAAGATGTTAAACTCACTGAGTTAGTGTACTCCCAGCTGATGCAAGAAGGCAAGAAGTTTAGCCAGTCAAGTATCAACTTAGAGTACCAAGTACACCAGATTATGTGTCAACAACAGGCTGATGGATTTGAACTTGACACTGATTTAGCTGAAGAAATCTACACTGTATGTCTACGTGAGACAAATCGTATCGAAGCTGAGATCAAAGAGTTCATGGTTCCTATTGCTGTTAAGGTCAAGGATGTCGTACTCAAGTACAAGAAGGACGGTAGCATCTGGGCTAATCAACTGATGGATGGTTGCAATGTACAGGGTGACTACACTAAGATTATGTGGGAGGAGTTCAACCTTGACTCACCTACTCAGATTAACAAACGTCTTAATGCTCTGGGTTGGAAGCCAAAGATTAAAACAAAGGGTGGAGACTTGTATAAAATTTGCCCAGAAAATTTAGCCACCATACCTGACACTGCACCTCAGGCAGTCAAAGGCCTCAAGTCATGGAAGGTCTTAGCTAGTCGTTGGAAGCTGGCTGCTGAGTGGTTGGATGGTTCACAAAAGACTGGCAGGGTACATGGTAGGGTCATCACTCCCGGTGCTGTGACACACAGGGCTGCACACCGTGGCCCTAACATGGCTAACATCCCCTCTGTACCTCACGGTAAGGATGGGATACTGTGGAAGATGGATGGTATGTACGCAGCTGAGTGTCGTCAGGTGTTCAAGGTGCCTGAGGGTAAGCTACTCGTAGGTACGGATGCAGCAGGGATTCAGTTACGGGTCTTAGCTCACTACATGAATGACCCTGTGTACACTGAGCAAGTGATTGATGGTGACATCCACACGTTTAACAAGAATGCTTTGGGTAGCTACTGTAAGGACAGGCCCACAGCTAAGACATTTATCTATGCCTTCCTGCTAGGGGCAGGTGTAGGTAAGATTGCAGAGATACTTGGATGCAGCCCAGCGCAAGCAAACAAGTCTATGCAAAACTTCTACGAGACATTGCCTACACTCAAACGATTGAAGAGTGAGGCTGCTCGTGCTGCCAGTATGGGATGGATGAAAGGTCTTGACGGACGCATCCTACAGATTGGCAGTGAACACCTTGCCCTCTCTGTTTATCTACAGGGTGGGGAGACAGTGATCATGCGCCTAGCTAATCTCTTCTGGCAACGTCAAGCCAAGAAGGAAGGGCTTAACTTTAAGCAGTGTGCATGGGTACATGATGAATGGCAGACAGAAGTGGATGCCAATCAAGCCGAAAGACTTGGAGAAATACAGGTACAATCTATCATAGATGCTGGTGCTTTCTTCAAGTTGAACTGCCCTATGGATGGTGAAGCAAAAATAGGCAACAACTGGTTAGAAACCCATTGACATACCTATCTTGTCAGTGTATTATAATCAAACAGACTAACAACGCCAAAGGAGAATTACATGGCTGATAAGAAAATCGTACTCAAAGACATAGAAGTTTGCTGGGCTAAACTACAGGAGCCAGCAACCAAGTACATGTCAGAAGAACTTGAGTACACGGTAGCCCTCAAGATGAATGACCAGCTTGAACGTCTTATGACTGACTACAAGTTAAACAAGACAGTCAAAGAGGGTAAGGATACTACCTTCGATGGTGCTCGTTTCATTCAGATTGGTCTTGATGAAAAGACACGGGGTGGTTGGACACGTTACGGTGAGGTCTACGACAAGGATGGTAACCCAACACAGTCACTGGTTGGTAACGGTTCCAAGGTTAACATGTTCGTGTCTATTGGTAACAGCCAGTACGGTAACATCATCAAGCTGGGTCACCTATCACACATGGAGTCAGAGACTAAGGAGATGTACTTTGATTTCTGTCAGGTCATGGAGCTAGTAGACTTTGAACAGCCCTCTGCTGTCATACGATCCAATGTTACTACAGCAGCGGTAGATGCGGCTGACCTAGATGAAATGGAAATTGCCTTCGAGGTATAAGGAGACAACATGACTGATCAACCCAAAGGTATTGATACCCTAATCGAAGATGTCTATGCTGTACTGACTGATGGTTACACATCGACAGAAGATAACGAGAAGGTTATTGATACCTTTGGGGACAGTCTTAAAGACTTACTCCGTTCTCGTTTGATACCCCGTAAAGAAGGTGGGCCAACACTACGCCTGTCAGCAATCGGTAAGCCTGCTCGTCAGCTATGGTATGACAGCAAGGGACACAACCGTGAGGCTATGACAGGTGACAAGCTGCTCAAGTTTCTTTACGGGGACATCATCGAAGAGATACTTCTTACGTTAGCTAAACTTTCTGGTCACAGTGTGACAAATGAGCAACAGAGAGTGAAGGTTGCTGGCATCACAGGACATATGGACGCAGTGATTGATGGTCATGTAGTCGATGTGAAGTCAGCTTCCCCCTATGCTTTCAAGAAGTTTTCTCAGGCAAGCCTAGCTGTTGATGATCCATTCGGATACATGCAGCAAATCTCTGCCTACAGTGAGGCTGTCCCTGACAATAAGGGTGTAGCTTTCTGGGCCATGAACAAGGTGGACGGTTCACTCGTACTGTACCAACCATCTGAAGACTTACTACCCGACACACAAGAACGTGTCACTGAATTGCAAGAGGCCTTAGCATCTGACACACCACCGGACAGGTGTTACGATGTTGAGTTCGATTACAA